CACCATCTCGAAGAGAAACTCCACGACCGTATCGGTGATGACCAATGACCTCGAAACCACGTTCATCCGAAACAGGTCGAATCATACCAGATTGGCCATAGAATTTGACGACTTCTTGGTTGAAAGTGATGTTGCTGGCCGGAATCAGCAACATCTCCTTGACCACCTTCGACTGATCGTGAAGGTATGTGTACACACCAGCTGAGTTGATTCCATAGGTGTACCGGTTGTTTAAGTGCTTTTCACGCACTTCATCACTTGGTGTCACCGTAGAACTTACTCGTGCAACATCATCCAACTCAGACTTTGAAGCGGTCTCAGCCTTCTTGATTTTACTTTGAGCGACCCTAGGGTCTGACTTCTTCTTGCTACCCTGAAGCTTCGCTAGTTGATCGGGAGTTGCCGAAAAAGGCCGAGTGTAGGCCATCACAACGTTGGGGTATCCAACAATGCGTCCTGTCTTAGGATGCCTTAAAAGCAAGGGCTCATAGGGATCAATACCACCCGTCGTGTCCGGAGAATTGACGGGTGGAATCTGGGCGGCCTCCCCAACATCGGCTTTGAAACGACCCCCATCTGCCAATTGCCTAGGAGTGAGATTCAGGGTGGTGCCATCAAAGGGCTTCTTGTCCGAAGTCTCCTTGGCACCCTTGTAGCTCGTGAGCGTTAGGGTGCCGATACCTCTCGGAGCCAGAAACTTTGAACGCTTCGCCGTGAGACTTAGAGTAGTCTGGGCTCGACCACCAAACGAAATATTGTGACTGATGCCCTGAATGTACCAAACTTGGTCCTTAGGTCCCACGTAGATAGGAAAACCCAATCGGAGTTCAGGACGGAAGGGTATTGTGACAGTGCCTCGGAACCGCTTGCAGTTGTAGCGATCCAGCATGTCCAACCCTACATAAAACATAACCTTTGGGTCAGCCAAGAATTCGGAGTTGAACGTCTGCGAGCGCCAACCATATTTGCGAAGTAGGTGGTAGTCCGTCACGGACGTGAGAGGTGTAGCCTCTTCTGGTAAGCCCCAATCGATACTGCCGGTGAAATTTCCCTGAAGTTGTATTTGTGTGACAACCTCAGCCTCCGATTGAGAGAAGTCCCAATCGATGATATCAATGTCCTGTATCCAAGAGACAGGCTTGTTGCTCAGGATGTCTAGGTTGTAGAAGGGGGGTTTGAACACCAAATCCCCGGTGACATCCATATAGAACTCAAACCCTATGGCTTCCTTTGCAGCATTGGCAAGTTCGAGCTTGGTTTGATACTCAGTCTGCCAAAAATTCACCTGTCCTGCCTGACCTCCTTGAGTTCGGAAGGCCACGACGTCAGGATCTGTTGGGTCGAAATCCATCTGAGCCGTGCCACCATTAGCCTGACGAACTAGCTGAGAGACGAAGGGCTTACCGAATTGGGGTTTTCGGTTCTGATAGGCTGCTTGAATGGTGTCACCACGTACGGCGGTACCTGAGGTACCGTACAACATTAGGTTCGAACGTATCTTCGAAAACCTCTTGTTCCAGTACTGCATGATATCACCAAGAGCCGTGCTGAAAGTGCTCTTGAAGTCTGGATTCTTCTCACGCAACTGCATGTTGAGTGAACCCGTACCTACAACGACATCACCGAAAGACTGTTGGGCTAGAGTCCAAATAACATCGTAGGGGTTCATTCCAAAAAAGACATTACCAAAGATCGATCGCCCACCTTGACCCGTTGGTTCCGTGAAGGCTGGATTCACATTCATTTTGCAGAGTTCCCACCACTTGAGGATGTCTGCACAGTTGATCGAGAATGTGTGTTCCCCGCCCGAATAAGAATCGCTGACTTCAGTGACCAACCCCCAAAAGATTGGGTAATACTGCGGAACACCTTCCAACAAGTAGAAACCCTTAGCGAAGATCTCAACCTCCATCATCTCTGTGATAAGAGGGTTTCCGTCGAAGTAAAATTCATCGACTGAATGTCGCGGAAGAGACAAGTTGATCGAAGCTGATCCAGGAGAGCTATCAACGTTCAAGTCAACCTGGATACTCGTGATGTAGCGGTTCCAGTTGAAACGACGACGGCACTTGGAGCACCCTAGGATGTCAGTTTCACCATTGATGTAGACCAAGGCATCCGGAGCCGTAATGACTGTAGGTCGTACACCAGGTTGGTAAGTGCCTTGAAATGGGCTACGAGCCATAGTCACCGACTTTGAGAAACCTTTGTGGCAACGTCCGCGTTGGACGCCCCAAAGGTTCCTGTGTTGTTAGAGGCATCCAAGAGAAAAGCTGCTCGGACTGTGAACTCGAAGTTATATTCTGCCGTAAAGGGGTTGGTGTCAGCCTCGGAGATACTTAGGCTGTCGAAAGACCCTATGTACATGATGCTATCATAGTAAATGTAGATTGACCCAACCATTGTCATGTTGAGTTCAAGATTGGACGTCGTAGCATCCAATGTGTGAATCCTACCATTGTTGGCGTAGAACAACCTCATGCTTTGAAGGTTCTGCCAGGATTGTGAGAAGTTGCGGGCCATACGAGTTAGTCCCGGGCCCGAAGAATTCAGGAGGTCGATAGCATAGAACCCAGCAACCTTTCCAGAAGCCGAGATCTTCTCTTGACCATTACCCCAATGCTCGATGATGACTTGTCCATTCCTAGACCAAGAACCATCGGCAACAATTTTCTCACCCTTCACACTAAACGTGGAAGGGTTGACCAACATCCTTAGGGGTGGCGTGTTAGCCATGGCATCCAAAGCTCGTTGAATACCTAGGATTTGGGCCATCTGTGCGGCGGTATAGAGAGCATTGGCGTTATCCGTCGTCAACGGAGTCGTCGCCAATTGGTCCATAGTGTTATTGGACGCATCTGCCGAAGCCTTCCCAGAATCCTGCCAATCTCCAGTATAAGTGTCCGATGCGACCGAAGACAAGCCCAAATACTGGTTGTAGTATCTGGTCATGGACTTGGCATAAAGGTTCTTGTCCCCTGTGTAATAGGGTGGAGGATGAGACAGAATCTCAGAGAAAGCTTGAGGGTCACCTGTCATCAAGGCTTGCTTCCAAGCGTCTGGTGGCTTTCGACGCTTGTTGTCTTGGAGTAGGGTGATGATGTAGTCGGCAGCCCCTTCAGAAGCCGCAGGATAGGCCCTAAACTGCGTTTGGGCGTGACCTGGAGGGAAAGTCTCTTTTTTCCCATTGATCCTCTCCCAGGCCCCAAATGTGGTCGTTTGGTGCTGCCATCCCGTGGCCTTGATGTTGCCGAAGTTGTAATTGTGAAGAGATCCCCACTGACCTGTTTCCAAGGCCGATTGGGCCATCATCAAAGCAAGTACTTGCTCCGAGGGCTTTTGACCTGTGACCTGAATGAACCCTTGATAGAAGGCTTCTCGAACTTGGTTCTCAGAGAGCTTAGTGATCTTGTTAGGTACTTGTTCTTTACCCGCCGTAGAAGCGTTGCCGTTAACAATCGTCACCGTCCCTGATTGCGTCGGGATTGAAGCATACTGAGGATCTGTCGGCTGAATGCTGTTGACCGAAGAGTTGCGATCCAAGAGCTTACCCGTCACGTTAGAAGTCGGTGGAATGACACCTATAGCAAAAATCTTCGGATTTCTGGACCTCTGAGACACCGCAGACAGGGGGTAGAACTGGTCACCCACATAGTCCGTGTTGAGGCTCAACTCGTTGTAATAGGTCAGGTAACTTAGGACGGAGCCATCAAAAGTCGGGCTAGACCCAATGTAGTTAGCCGGAGGGTAGTAGTCCGCCGAAGCTTCGATCTGTTGAGCTATTCGAGTATCAGCCACAACTAATCTCCCTGGATCCTAGGTCAGTCTGTTTTGACTCTGGAATGTGGGTACGGACCGAACCAGAGTTGATTGAGGTGAAACGTACAGCAGTGTTCGTTCAACCTTGAAAGTCCAACTGAGTTTGAACGCGAATGGCGAATCGTCGGTTTCCTCCATCTCAAAAGTTCTGAAAGACCCTAGGAAATTGCCCCGGTCATACATCAACAAGATGTTACCCTTGAGCACAATGTTACCATAAGGGTCATACACAGCACCGTCGTTAGTGTATAGGTCGTAGAGGTCCCTATAGCGATCCCAAGCAATGGTTCTCTGCCGAAGAACACTGGTGAGACCAGTGTAAATGTTCATGAAAGCACCAGTAGAAGCGCTAGCCGAGATCTCCGCAAGGTCTGATCCCCAGTGCTGTTCGACCCAACCACCTCGAGTCTGTATGCGTTCGATCTTGTGCTGAAAATTCTCATCCAAAGAATTGGGATTTACATGCAAAACCAAGGCGTGCGGTAGCAAAAGGGTGTTCTTGTTGAACGGGCTTGTGATCTGAAAAGCCATAGGAATGCTACCCTGTCTCTTCTCAGCGGGATGTTGGTAGACATCCTCGGACGAGGGTACATTGATCTGCTGAAAGTCAGCATTAGCAGAAGGGATCCTAGGCATCAGCTGAACTTCTCCCTACGCTTGTATTCGTGAACGCCATCAACCACCTTGGCCTCAATGATACGAGCTAGGTCCTGACCCCCAACACCCGAAACATTGATCTGGAAGGTAGTATTGCCGCCCCCACCAGCAGGTACGATACGTTCCCCCTTGCCTATCGAGGTAAGGCCTTCACCGGCTGCAGCCGTGACCATGGCCAACCCACCATTAATACCTGTTACCATCCCTCCAGCAGCGTGCGGAGCCGATTGAATAGCCTCTAGAGGATTCCCTGTGCCCCCGCCTTGTTGCCATTGACTCATAGCCGAGGACATTGAACGCCCTGTCATACCCCCCGCAGACATAGCCGAAAGCATGCTCTGTTGGTCAATATCCTTGTAGAGGTAATACTCAAACAAAGCCGTCCGCACTGCAGCCAGGACAGAGCCTTCAACAGCCTTCGAATAAGGGCCACTGAGAAAGCCAGTGTCCATTTTGAACCGGTCCATCCTCGAGTCGACAGACTGCAGGATTTGCAATTGTTCTTTGGA